TATGATTATGTGAGCAGCCGTGAGGTTGTGAGCATAAGGAAAGACGCCGGCTTGTGATGAGTCGGCGTCTTTTTTTTGATGGGATTAATGGGAGTGATGGGATTTATGGGATTGATGGGGAATTTTTTTGTGATTTTGTTTGGAGGTTTGGGGATTTTTTGTATCTTTGCAACGAGGATTCCGTAGTTAATGACTACCGATTCCTCGCCAGCGGGGGCTAACGGTATGTTAGCCGTCCGTTTTTTTATAGAGAAGTCTAATATTTCCATCTATCTCTCTAATCCATATTTCACTAATGTGTTGTCTGTCTATCAGTACTCTTTTGTTTATACTGTGTATCATATAACGGTCAGTCAAATTGGGGTTGTCAATAATGAGCCTATCAGACTGTTTCAGACCGTCATTCAACATATTACGGAACGCGTTCTTTGGATTTGAAGATGTGAATCCTTCGTGCTCATACCAAATGCCATTGATGCAGAGATCAGGACACTTCCTTTCATACTTTGTTCCGACAAGTGAACCATAAATACACTCATACTGGAACTTTGGGGGACGTGACATCTTTGGTGTGAGTATTACTTCAGCACCTTGTTCCCTGGCAAAGAATGTTGCGATTTCATTTAGTTTGTTGAAGTCGCTGTCGTTGCGGTTTATCAATCTGTGAATCGTTACAGTTCCATTCCCCTCCTGCCTTTTTTCTCCTATCTGTTCAAAGTGCCCATTCAATAACTTACATGCTGCGCAGAGTTCGTTTTCGGGGATGTAGGCGAGTTTGCTTCCCGATGGAGAACCATCGGGCACGGTGGCTTTTGCGATGTCACAGTCACGGCAGCGGCGGATGGTGTAGGGATTGTAGTCGGGGACGGTCTTCTGCTCCTTGCCGGCGTTGAAGTGGAAGATACCCTTTGTGTCATTGCCGGTGGCCTGCTCTCCGAGGGACATTGCCTCGTCGTGGGGTGTCTCTGGGTATTTGGACTTCCGGACTTGTACGACGGTGCAGCGGCAGTTCCAGCCGTTGGGCGGGTAGTAGGACTCCCAGAAGGGGTCTGTGATGGGGAGCGTGACGCGGTCGAGCGCTGCATGTTCCGGACGTACCTTGTCATCATTGGCCGTTCGGTACTGGAGGTTGTAGCGGTCACCATCCTCTGCGAACTTCTCCCACTTGGCAGCCATCGAAGCTGATGCCTGTACGAAATTGTACTCTGCGCGGAGGTAGTTCCGGTTGTAGGTATGGTCGATCTTCTGAACGTCGTTTAAGAACTGTTCGAACGGCTTTCTATTGCCGTTCTCATCCAGGAGTGATGGGAAGGCCTCGTTGAGCTCGTGGAAGGTCTTGATGCCGGAGAAGATGTAGTCGGACCTCTGTAGGCGGGAGCGCATGACGTCGGACATGGGTACCTGCTGGAAGCCGGAGTCGAGAACTTCGGCATGTGCGTTGATGAAATCCTGTGCGGGCTTCTCGGCAAGGATGTCGATGCGCAGGGATGAGCCTTTTTCGTTGAAAAGGGCTTTCATCATACCCTTGAAGAGGGATGAGAGCTTCTGCCCGATTTCGCCTTTGTCGAATGTTGCGATTGAATCGCAACTTAAGGGACGGGACATGATTTGGGAGTAGCGGCGGTGCAGCCCCTCATATTCGTCTTTTCCAAGACGGAACATCGGCTTCGGCTCAGCAATTGGAACCTGTTCCATTGCATTCGCCTTGCACGATGATTCGGAGGGGCTCAGTCGAAAAAAGGCTTGGCGTTCTTTTTCCCGTTTTCCTCTTGTGGCTGTGACTGAGTCGCAGCATACTGTGAAGCCCTGCGTTCGCCCACGGGCATATTGTATTTCTCCTGGAAGTAGGCACCGTCCACTTCGAAGTTATTGAGTACCATTTCCTCGTAGGCTTTCTGCTGCTCGGGCGTGTAGTCGGTAGAGTAGTCCCAGTCGAAATGAATGCCCTGTAGCGGGAAGCCGTGTCGGATCATGCGGGGCAGGAGTTGATTGTTGACCATGTCGCGAATGGTGTCGCAGTCAGCCTCGATGAGGTTTTGGAAGACCTCCAGGTGTGTTTCCGACTGTGAGAGGCTGGAACCGTCCTCGATGGTCATTGTCTGCCCGATGATGAGCTTTGAGAGTTCGGAGTTGGCTCGGTCGATGCGTTTGTCATAGACGTTGAAAGCGTCGCCTCGTGAAGACTCCACTACCTCGATGTTGGTACCCTCCTGGAAGATGCCCCAACCCTCGGTACCCATGTCGGCCATCATCCGCTCCATCTTGGCGAGTTCCTTGTCATCGCGCGATGTGGTGCGTGCGATACGCATGGGCATGCCGAAGATCTCGGCGAAGGTGTCCCAGAAGGCGAGTGCGTTTTTCTTGGGTATGGTCTGCGTGGCCGCCTTGAGGTAAAGTCCGAGGCTGTCAGGCTGTCCGACCTCGATGAGCCAGTCAGCGAACGGCGTGTCATGGTAGTCGATGCCTGTGTGCCAATCCTGCGAGAGGTCAGTGACCACACGGTGGTATTCCGGAATGACATGCTTGCGCGTAATGAGCTTCACGCCATCGTATGAGAGGCGAGAACCCGACGGAGAACCGTCGGGCACGGTGACGATATTCCCCAGTTCGATGAGTGAATGTCCCCAATAGTTGGCGTCGAGCGCATACTTCATGAGCTGCTTGAACCAAGGCGTGTTGAAATAGTTGACGGCCTCCTGGTCTTCGTCGCCCTTGTCATTGACGAGTTTGAAGGATCGAGCCATGACGAATCCCTCGCGCTGCTGTATACATCCTGAGAGATGCAGGTCCACTTCGACGTCGCGATAGATGTCGTAGAGCCTCTGGCGATTCGGGTTATCCACATTGATGGCCATTTGCCATGCATTCCGCCAGTCGCCGATATCCTTCCGGGTGAGTGAGTCGGTGGTTCGCTGCAGTTGCATGACCGTCTTTTTGAACCGCTGTGCATCCTTTTTTGCCAGCCGCAATGTGCCGAACGGCGTATGCACTAGCATTTTTTCTTTATTCTTTTTCATGGGTTGAATGGGTTTTAGGGTTTAATTTGGGTGGAAAGGTTACCAGTTGTGGCGTAGTTTCTTCTGGCAGCCGTACACCATGGGGAATCCAACCGGGTTGCCGTCCTCATCGATGGCGAGCGGGAGATCCGGTACGATTTTCCCTGCCTGTACGCCTTCGAGCCACTTGATAGCGCGTTCATAACGCTCACGGCGGATTTCGATTCCCATTTTCTGTGGCAGCGATGCAGCCATGTGGTAGAGTGCGATATCGCATGTGTACATGACGATGAGACGGTTTCTGCCTTCCATAGCGGCGGCAGAGCCGTCGCCTACGGAGAAGATTTCCTCTACGTCGTACTTTGGACGGAGGTAGCCGCTTATTTCCTCTATGGCTTCCGTCTCGGCGTTGTTGCGGTTCTGCTGGCTGACCTGGGATATGACTTTCAAAGCCTGGTCTCCGATGACCACTTTATAATCTTGATCTGTGATAAACATACGCCAATAAACGATTAGATGGTTACATACAAAGCCTTCTGTTCGATATCCTGGACGGTGGTTTCCTTCCGGAAGATGCCGTTGGCTACGAACTTCCTGAGATCCTTCTTGGAGATGACCTCAAGCCGCTTGTTAATGACTAGCACCATGTATTTGCGGTGCGTGATGTGGTGAAGTTGGTCAGCCTTCCTGACAGCGCGTTTGAAGCGGAAGGCGAAGATTGAATCTTTGATGAGTTGGAACATATTTCTTTGCACTACCATTGGTTTTTGGAGGTAGGGCGCTTGCCGAACCTCGGTGAATAGATCTGCTGACGCGAATTCTTCTGGAGGATGTAGATGGCCCCTTCATCAGCATCGGGTGCATCGTCGTTTCCTGCCATGCCTTTCTCAAAGGCCAGGAGTTGCTCCAGTCCTGCCTGCATGTCGGGGTCATCCTTCTGCGACTGGTCATAGAAGACGAAGCCCCGTTCCCATAGCGGGCTGATGGCCTCGATTCGCTGGAACTTGTCCGGTTTCTTGCGTGTGTCGCCCGTGATGGGGAGTTGGTAGCCTCGGATGTTGCCCTCGGTTGTGAACTCGTCAAGGAGGATGTCCTGCATGAAAGATGCCTCCATGGCGAATCGGATGGCAATGCCCACGTCCTGGCTCCACTCGTAGAGGTCGTAGCACCATCGGACAAGTTCCGCCACTGACGCCTTGCGGACGAATGCCCGCAGGTGCCAGAGTTCCGTCTTGCGCTTAGCCCATAGTTTTGCAGCCTTGGTGTCGTTGGACTTCTTTGATTTCCACGACGGGTCGATATAGAGCACCAGTTCGGTGAACTCCTTCCATGCCGGCCGCTTTGCCCAGCGTATCCACTCCTGACGGAATACGGTACCCTCGATGATGGGGTTGTGCATCATCTCCTTGTTCCACGCACGGTAGCCGACGAACTCCATGTACTGGCGCGCCTCCTCCTTTGTCCATTTCTCTCTCCAGACAGGGTTTCCATCGTTGTCAACGGCATATACCGTGGAGACGTGAACGCCCTTTGTGGCACAGATATTTGCCAGTACGGAAGTCTTGGATATGAGGTTTCCGACCATGAGGAAGCGTCCACGTCCTACATCCAAGGCGCCGAAGAGCGCTTCCTTGACCCAGTCGGTGAGTTCCTGCACGCGCCGTTTGTTGCGGCAGAGTTCGTCGTCATCGAGGTCATCGATGACGATATAGTCAGGACGCGACTCCCGCTTACGGAGACCACGCGGCGACTGTCCACGTCCGCAAGCCAGGAAATACACTCCATCCTTTGTGGTGAACTCCCCCTCGGTCCAGCTACCGACGGACATCTGCTTTCCGAAGTCGGCAATGATGCGCTTGTTGTACTGGAGCTCCGCCTGAATGTCGCCCAGGAGTCGGTCGGCAGAGTCCTCGGACTTACCGACGATGACCATGAAATTGATGAGCCGCTTGGGCTGGAACATGAGCCACAGCGGCATGAATATGTCGAAGTGAGTGGACTTGGCATGGCCACGCGGCCACTTGAAGACCGCCTTGAGGTTAGGTGTGTTCTTCACCTTGGCAGCAGCAGCATTATGAAAGGGCGCATTGTGGATGATACGTATGGGCTCGCCCGTGACCTTGTCGCGCAGAGTGAGGAAATGCGGGAAGTAATACTCACAGAAAGCGGCATAGTCACGCCGGAGTCGGCTGATGCGCTGTTCCCGCTGCGTGGCATTCTCCCGTATGAGACTTTTTGTGTCAGTCAGGTTCTGGATCTGGCGGCAGTGCTCCCGCCACTCTTCCTGCATTTTTTTCAGGTCGGTGATTGTTGGCATGATGGGAGTTGATGGGGTTGATGTGAATTATGGGAGTTATAGAGATGACGGTGATGTCATCCTATCCATGAGGAACTTGTTCTGGTACTTGTTGATGGCCTTGATGAGTTCGGGTGTGATTTCCGGGTCATAGGAAGCCTGGTCCTGAATCCATCTGTTGAATGCCATGAACACCTCGATGGCATCAATGACGTTAGCCTTCTTGTCGAGTTTCTCGATGGTGGCCGAGAGTTTCGACAGTTTGTCGGCGATTGTCCCGATGGCCTCAGGGTCGCCCGATGCATTGACCTGCGAGATGAGGTTGTCGATGGCGAGGAGCAGTTTGTTGACCAACTCCGGTCGTGTTATCTGTGTGGCAGCACGCTGCTCTTTCCAACTTTCCGCAGCCGACCATTTCGAGACGGACTGCCGCGACACTCCCAACTGGTCAGCAATCTGTGAGAGTTCCATTCCGGAGAGGTAGAGGGAACGGGCCACAGTCTTTTTCCTTTCAATTTCTGCTTTTTTCATTTTCATTTGGTGTTTTATCAAGTGCAAAGTTGGTAAAAATAGGTGACGCGACGAAAAAAGTGTGCAATGGTTGCATAGATGTGTGCAAGGGTTGCACACTTATTTTCCGGTTTGTGGGAAAATGGGTAAACTTGCACCGGTAAATGGAGCCATTCCATCGTTGCGACCCAGTCGCAACATACTATATAAAGCAATAAAGAATCATGAGCAAGACAAAAAGAGTAAGAATCAGCAACGAGCGCCTGAACAGTTACGGTACGCGTGTACTGACGAGCGGCATGGACGTGGACCAGTACAACCGTAACCCCGTTTTGCTGTACATGCATGAACGTGGCCAGGTGATCGGTCTCGTAAAGGACCTGAAGGTGGAAGGAGACGAGATTACCGGCGAACTGATGTTTGACGAGGCCACCGAACTGAGCCAGCGATGCAAGAAACAGTGGGAGTTTGGCAGCCTGAAGATGGTGAGCGTTGGTATCGACATCCTGGAACTGAGTGAAGACCCCAAGCTCCTGGTGGCAGGCCAGACGTGCCCCACGATCAGCAAGAGCAAGCTCTTCGAGGTGTCGGTGGTTGACATCGGTGCCAATGACGACGCCATTGTTCTCCAGAAAGACGGAAAGCGCCTTGCATTAGGAAAAGATGCGGCAGACGTGTTGCCGCTGCTAGGCAAAACAAATATTATTAACAATCAAACCCCAAAAAAACAAATGGATCAAGAGAAGTTAGCCCTTGAACTGGGCTTGCCCAAGGATGCCGACGAAGCGGCCATTACCGCAGCGCTGGCCAAACTGAAGGGTTCTGCGCAAGAGTCAGAGACCCTTCGTCAGGAACGCGACACGCTGCGTGCCGCCCGTATTGAAGCCCTTGTGAACGCTGCCATTGCCGAAAAGAAGATCGGTGAAGACAAGAAGCAGCAGTTCCTGGATCTCGGCAAGAAGATTGGAGCCGAGGAGTTGAAGCAGACCTTCGACGCCATGTCAGCCCAGGTGAAGCTGAGCAACATCGTGACAGGTGGCGGTTCACCTGCCGGTCAGTCTGGCGAGTGGAAGAAACTGAGTGATGTGCCCAGCGAGGAACTAGCCAAGATGCGTGCCGAAAACCCTGCGCAGTACAAGAAACTGTACAAGGCCGAGTACGGTATTGATTGTGAGATTTAAGTTGCGACAGAGTCGCAACATACAGAAAAATTGCGAATCATAAAAACAGAAAGATCATGAAGAAATCTATTGGAGTGATTTTAGCAGTTCTGGTGAACTGCGTGATGGGCAGCACGCTTGCTGCCGTGGCCGGTGTTTCCCCGATCGTGGGTGCCGTCGGCCTGAATGTGGTTGCCCTTGCAATGGGTAACGTAGTCCCTGCCGGCAGTTTAGGCGCCGGTGTCTATACGGAGATCTGGACGGGCGAGCTGGTGAAGTATCTTCGCCGTGGCCTGGAGGCCACCTGGCTTGACGGCATCCCCGACAGTTCGAGCATTGTGAACAATGACGTGATTCACCTGGTAGAGGTAGGCGTTGACCCTGACGTATTGATCAACAACACGACCTATCCCATCCCCTTGCAGGCACTTGAGGATTCAGACATCGCCATTCAGCTGGATAAGTTCCAGACGAAGGTGACCCCGATTACCGACGATGAACTGTATGCCATCAGCTATGATAAGATGCAACGTGTGAAGGAGAGCCACGGCAACGCCATCAACGACTCGAAGTTCCAGAAAGCCGCCCATGCCTTGTGTGCCCAGCAGAACAGTGCCACCACCCCGGTACTGGTCACCACCGGCGAGCGCGATGCCGACACCGGCCGCTTGAAGTTGTGCGTGCAGGACATCATCAACCTGAAGCGTGCGATGGACAAGCTGAAGGTGCCAGCCGACAACCGCCGTCTGGTATTGTGTACCGACCATGTGAACGACCTGCTGGAGACAAGCCAGGTGTTCAAGGAGCAGTACAACATCAACCGCGCCGACGGTACCGTAGGCAAGCTGTTCGGCTTCAACATCTACGAGTTTGCGAACAACCCGCTGTACACCACTGCCGGCGTGAAGAAGGCCGTTGGCGCGAGTGCCGATACCGGTGAGTTCCAGTGCTCGTTTGCGTTCTATGTCCCCCGCGTGTTCAAGGCCACCGGTTCTACGAAAATGTACTTCAGCGAGGCTGCCACGGATCCCGAATATCAGCGCAACAAGATTAACTTCCGCCACATGTTTATTGCCCTTCCCAAGAAGGCCGATGCCGGCGGTGTGATCAGAAGCGGCTATCAGGCATCAGCAACCGTTCCTGAGGGATAAGATATAACGATAACCTTAACGAAAACGATTGAAAATGAAACTGATTGTAAAGAACAAATTCCGTGACAAGAACGACCATGTGACGGAATACCCCAAGGACACCATCCTGGACGTACAGGACGAAGAGCGAGCAGCCGACCTGGTGAAGCGCGGTTTGTGTTCTGAATACAAAGGGAAGAAGAAAGCCGTCGTGACTCTGGCCGCGGCTGAGCCGCAGCCTGCCGAGAAACCGGAGGATAATCCGGTAGCCGATGGTTCTAAAGAGCCTGCTGACGGTGGTGAGAAAGCCAAGTCTGAAGGAAAGAAGAAATGAGTAAGTCTCTGAGATATCTTGTCATCCACTGTACTGCCACCCCTGAGGGCCGCGAGGTGACCAGTGCCGAGATCCGGCACTGGCACTGCGACCCCGTGAAGAAGGGTGGCAGAGGCTGGAAGCAGGTAGGCTACACTGACATGATCCATCTGAACGGCGGCGTGGAGCGGCTGGTGGGCAACAATGAAGATGCCTGGGTGGATCCATGGGAAGTGACTAACGGTGCTGCCGGATTTAACCAGGTGAGCCGTCATATCGTCTATGTGGGCGGTAAGAGCAAGGACGGGAAGACCAATAGGGATACCCGCACGCAGGCTCAGAAGGAAGCCATGGCGAAGTACGTTAAGAACTTCCACCGGAAGCATCCGGACGTGGCGATCGTGGGTCACAGAGACCTGCCCGGCGTGAAGAAGGCCTGCCCCTGCTTCGACGTGAAGAGGTGGCTGAAAGATATCGGGCTGCTGTGACACAGCAGCATACCTAAACTATAATACGAGAGATGGACGGAATGCTTGACATACTGCAATGGGCTTTACCTTCGGGTGCCATCGGTTCGGTGGTGACGTGGTTTTTCGGTCGTACGCTCAGGCGTACCCGTGAGGCCAAAGAGATCCATGACACGTACAAGCAGATGTATGAAGACGTTTCGTCCTCGCTTGTGACACTACAACAGAAGTACGAAGAGACCAATGAGAAACTGGAAGAACTTACGGCCGAGCACCTGCGCACCCGGCGTGCGCTCAACCGGCTCAGCCGAGCGATTGAGGCTATTGAATCATGTGATTACAGCCGTATTTGTCCTGTGCGCAGTGAGTTGCAAGTCAGCGAAGAATGTGACGCAGGACTCCACGGCAGTAACGGAAGACAGCCTGGCGGCAAGCGCAGTTCACGGCGAGAGCATCAGGACCGCGGGCGGAACCCCCGGAACGGGGACCGCACGAATCCGGATCATGCTGGAACCCAGCCCCTCCCCGGACATCAGCAGCCCCTCTCCAGCCTTCCCCTCAAGGGAGGGGGTCATGACTCTCACCAACCAGCCACGGCTGGTGATTGAGGCCGAAGCTGACGGCAGCGGCGGGACGGCTCCTGATGTAGAGGCGGTCAGCAGCGGTGAGGACCACTGGGAGCGCAGCGGCAAAGCCGCAGCCTACGCTGAACAGCAGTCGGCCAGTGGCGGTGAAGGCAATAGTACGTGGCGGAAAGCCCGGGACGCACTTCTGCTGGTACTAATCTTAACGATAGCGATAACGTTAACGATAACTATTAAAAAGCATTCCAAAACCATTTAAACAACATTTGAACATTATGCCAAATTCAAACGGAAATTACATCAACGGCAGCGACCTGCTGCTGAAAGTTGGCGGTAAGGCCATCGGTCACTGCACGAGCCACACGTTGACGTTCAATTCAGAGACCAAGGACAGAGCTGTAAAGCCTGTTGCCTCTGCAGCTAAGAGTGCCGGCCTTTGGAAAGGCAAGGGAGTAACCGGCATGTCCATCTCCATCAGTTTCGAGGGTCTGCGCTTCTACGATGAGACAGAGAACGGCTTCAGCGAGATAGCCAATCTATGGGGAGAGGGCCAAAGCGTTGACGTAGAGGCCTTCGAGCGTGAAGACTCTTCTACTCCCTATGTGTCAGGAAAATTTATCATTGCCTCACTGGAGGAGACCTCTCCTGCTCAGGACGATGCGACCTATTCCGGCAGTCTGGAGAATGACGGTGAGCCCACGACCTATCCTGGAAAGGGAGAAGCCGTGAATGAAGGATAAACAAGCAACATCACAGCCCCTTCCTCCAGCCGGTGGGAGGGGTCTTTAGGATTGACGGTTGCGATACAATCGCAACATACAAAAGACGTTACATGACGATTAACTTAGAGATTACGAGATGAAAGAGATATACATAAAACTGGACGGGAAGCAGTTACCCTGCCGACCGACGATGGGTGCGATGCTCCGCTTTAAGAAGGAGACCGGCCGTGATGCCATGACAATCACGGACAACGACCTTGAGGGGAACATCACGTTCCTGTGGTGCTGCATCGTGAGTGCATGCAAGCACGATGGCAAGGAGTTCGACATGAGCCTCATGGACTTTGCCGATGCCGTAGGTCTGGATGAAGTGAGCAGCTGGGCAGACCAACTCAGTGCTGCCGGGAAATCCGGTGACGGAGCAGCAGCTACTGACGGCGAAAAAAAAACGCACCGGAAATAGAAGAACTGCTAGGGTTCGCCCTTGGCTGTATGGGTATGCGGCTGGATGACTGGTGCCGGCTGGACGTGGACGATTTCAACAGTGCTGCGAAAGCCTGGAGCGAGATGCGCGACGGTGGTGAACGCGGACAATGGGAGCGTATGCGTGTCCTGGCAAGCATCGTCATCCAGCCGCATGTGAAAGGCAGGATGAAGCCCGAGCGCCTTCTTCCGCTGCCATGGGACAAAGGACGCTACAAGAATCAAGGCACACGGAAGCAGGAGGATATTCTTAGCGCTGAAGCACAGAAGGCACGGCTGCTGGAGGTGATGAAGCGGAAAGGGGTTGCTATACAATAGCAACATATAAGAGACGGGACATGGGGTTGCGGCTCAGCCGCAACATACGGAGAAAGAGGCGGTGATTATTCAAAGAGATTACGATGGCGAACGTTCGGGCTTTCGAAGTCACATTCTCCTAACTGTATCCAATAGCAGATTACGATGAACACGACCACCGATATACCAGAAATCATCATTCCCCAAACAGTAAAGAGCGTCCACCCGGCGATGCATGCGAGAATGAAGCCGAAGAATGCAATCAGCGAAACAGCCAGCAGGGAAAAGGAAATTTTCTTCATCATAATATATGATCACTCTTTATCTGCAACAAAGATACGAAAAAGATTTGAAATATCCAAATAAAACGAGCGAAAAATGGCGAATACAGTAAACTTCAAAATTCAACTGGAAGTTGACGGCCAACAGCGGGTGGTGAATGCCACGGCAGATATCGGCAACCTAGTGAAGGAGGTAGGTGTTGCCGAAAAAGCAGCGAACCGTTTTTCTAATGCTTTCGCTGATTTGGCTAATGTGTCGATGGCCCTTGACGGTGTGACGAACACCATCGGCCAGATGCAGCGTGCGCTGCAGGGACTGACGGCAGCCTATGCCGTACAGGAGCAGAACGAGAAACGGCTTGAGACGGTGATGCGCGAGCGGATGGGAGCCACGGAAGCCGACATCCAGCAGATGAAGGAACTGGCCAGTGCACAGCAGGCGTTGGGTGTGATCGGCGACGAGGTACAGCTGGCCGGCATGCAACAAGTGAGCACTTTCCTTCATGAGAAGGAAGCTCTGGAGCAACTGGTACCTGCGATGAACGACCTTATAGCCCAACAGAACGGTCTGAACGCCACCCAACAGGACGCCCAGAGCATCGGTAACCTACTGGGCAAGGCCATGCAAGGTCAGACCGAAGCATTGCAGAGGGTTGGCATCAGTTTCAATGAAGCCCAGAAGGAGGTGATGAAGACCGGCACGGAGATGGAACGCGCCTCAATGCTCGCCGAAATTATCACGCAGAATGTGGGTAACATGAACGAGGAACTGCGCAACACCTCATCGGGCGAAATGAAGGCCCTGGAAAACACCATCGGCGACGTGAAGGAGCGTCTGGGTGAATTGGTACAGGGCGTGATGCCATTCCTGACAATAGCCGCCAACTTCACAATGGCTGCAAGCGGAGCACTGAAACTAGCTACGGCGGTGAAGTCGCTAGGGATAGCCCATGGTGTTGCTGCTGCCGGTGCGGTAGCCCATAACCTTCAGTTGAAACTATTGACGGCTATGATGCGCCACGGCATTGCCACGGCCACGGGTCTGCGACTTGCCCTTCAGGCCCTGAAGGTAGCCTCTATCATCGGCATAGCCCTGGCAGCACTGACCGAGGCGGTAATCTACTTCACTGGCAAATCCGAGGAGGCCACGGATGCTGCAGAGGATCTGGCAGATGGTATAGACGACATCAAAGAGGCGGAGCAATCATACACCCATGCTGCCGCAGATGCCAAGGTGGCCATGGATAAAGAGATCAGTAGTCTGAGCGACCTGATAAACAGTCACAAGGACACGACGGCAGCCGTGAATCATCTGAATGAGGAGTACGGAACCGTCTTCGGCAATCATCAGACTGCAGCCGAATGGTATGATGTCCTCATTAAAAAGAGCAAGGACTACTGTGCCATGCTAGGCTATGAGGCCCAGATGAAGGTGCTCGCCTCAAAGAAAGCTGCAGCAGAGATAGAATTGGATAAGATGCGCCGTGACCTGCTCAGTTTCGGTGGTGAGCACACTCGTGGTAACTACTCGCAGGAAGATGCCGCCAAGCTCGACGCGATGACCGCCGGTGTGGAAAAGCAGCAGAAGATTGTGGATGACCTTGCCGAATCATGGGATACAGCCTCAAAGAAATACCGCGAGGCCTCTGCCGGTTTGGGTGGTAGCGGAACGCCAAAAGGAAAGGGTGTGCGTCCAAGTCGCAACACACGTAAGACTGAGAAGAGCCCATTGGAGAAGGTGAAGGAGCAGACGGCAAAGACGGACTACGGGCAGTTTGCCACCGCACGGCAGAACCGGGAGGAGGAGATAGAGGTTCCACTGGTGTTCAAACCGGAGAAGAGCCTTGAGCAGATACGTGCGGAACTCTTTGGCGGTCCGCTGCCAGTTGAGGTGGAGCCGGAGACGAGAGAGAAACAGAAATTCATTGACGGGCTGTTTGACAAGAAAGAAAAGATCCAGTTAGACTTCGAAGCCGGCAAGATAAGCGAGAAAGATGCCGAGCAGCAGATGAATCAGCTGCAGCAGATGTTCCGCGACCTTGGCATAGATATTCCCGTGAATCTGGACACGAGCAATGTAGACAACGACTTTACCAAAAACCTGAGCAGTGCGTTTGACGGTCTGACGGGTGTGATGCAGGCCTTCAACCAAGAGGTGGACGGTTCGGTTGCCAGCATTACGAAATGGGCAAGTCAGACGCTGAGTGCCGTAGCATCATGCGTGGCAGCGTTCATAGCATTGGCCGGTGCGAAGAGCGCTGCGAGTGCAGCTGAGACGCCCATTGTGGGTTGGATTATGGCTGCCGGAGCAGCAGTTGGCGTGATAGCAGCCCTTTCATCGGTCTGTAAATTTGCGGATGGCGGACTGGTGAGCGGCCCGACACTGGGTCTTATCGGTGAGTATCCGGGTGCTAGCAGCAACCCAGAGGTGATTGCGCCTTTGGACAAGCTGAAGAGTATGATTCAGCCGCAGCAGGTGGCGATGGCTCCTGGAACCATTTTGGGGAAGATACGCGGGCGTGACATTGTGCTGGTGGCCGGTAACGAGAGCCAGATTGGGGCGAAGAGCGGGCGACGGACGAACATCCTGGGATGAGTGATGGTTGCGATACAATCGCAACTACAATAGACGGGACATTCCTTAACGATAACGATAACAATCATATTGAGATATGTACTTGCACGGAAGTTTCATTGACAGGGAGGGACAACGGGTGACGGTGGAGATCGTGACCGGTGGTACCCGCACTCCAGATGTAGAGATTGGTACGGAGGAAGGCGGCGTGTGGTTCCAGAGTGCCGATGCAGTGGTGATTGAGTCGAGCGTGAACGATACTCGCGACGTTCTGCTCCGGCACAGCTGTACGATCAGGCTGCTGACCCGCGACCATTTAGGCGACCTGTTCTGCCGTAACTGCCGTGATGCGGTGGTGAACGTGAAGCGCGGGGGCTCGCTTGTATTTGCCGGCTATCTGGAGCCTCAGGTTTATGAGCAGGGCTACAACAACGAGCTGGACGAGCTGGAGCTGAACTGTGTGGATGCCCTGAGTGCCCTGCAGTACCGGAACTACAAGGGTATAGGCGAATCAGCGAGCTATGCCACGGTGAAGCGCGAAGCCGGCCAATGCAGCTTCCGTGAGATTCTGAATGAGATGCTCAACGAGGTTACCACCGGACTCAACCTGGATAGTCCCGAATCCCCTCTTCCTATATGGTATGACGGCAGCATGGCACTGAGTTCCGAGACGGTGGGCGACCGTTACGACACCCTGAATCACCTTCAGGTGAGCACGCTATTGTTCCTCGGTGACGGAGAAGACGACGTGTGGACAGAAGACGTGATAGCAGAAGAGCTGCTGCGGTGGCTGAACCTGCACGTGGTGGAGGATAGCGGGGCGCTATGGATCTTCAACTGGGATACGGTGAAGAATGGCGGTTCCACATCCTGGCATCAACTGAATGGCGGCGGGACGACATCGACAACGGGAACGGACCAGGAAATCACTCTGGCGAATGTGGCCGACACGGATACGACGCTGAGTGTATGCGAGGTGAAGAATCAGGTAATCGTGACCTGCGAGCGTGAGGAAGTAGAGACGCTGATAGATGATCCTCTGGACGGTGACAGTCTGGTGTCGAAGTTCGACTGCAAGCAGAAGTACATGACTGAGTACATATCGGAGGGCAGCGGTGATGATGCCAACAATGCCTTCAACGCAATGGTTGTCAGAGACGAGTCTACGGACTATAAAGATGCGAAAGTGTATGAATGGTACATGCAGGTGATGGAAAATCCATCCTGGAAGCTGTTCTACAGAGAGAACGGCACGAGGAAGGAGCTGCCGGAACTGTATGATCATAGCGGTAACACCTTCATCAACCAGGACAAAGTGACGAGATGGCTGAAGAGCCATAGCCTTGTCCCCTGCTTCCTGCGCTTCGGCAGTGTGGAGAAAGGCAACGGCCAGTCGGACAACAGTCCCGTGTCGAGCATAGAAACGAAAGACTACCTGTATATCAGCGTGAACGGAAATGAAGTTGACGATGATCTAGGAAGCCTGCCGGGCGAAGCTGCCATACAAGCCAGTATGCCGCTGGCAGAATTTGTGAAGAACACCGGCGGCGCCGTATTCTCTCCAGCTGATGATGAGACGACGAACTACCTGGTGTTCTCAGGTAAGATCCGTCTGCAGCCGATCGTGTATGAGAGCACTCCCAATGCACCGGCGAGCAAAACCGCCAACCAATATGCTGCCATCAAAGCTAGCGGATGCCGCAAAACAGAAGGAAAGGATGCCGAGTGTCCTTCGTACGACGGAACCGCTCCCAGCAGAAGCAATCTGGTGAAAAGCGACCACAACGGCGAAGGCCGTTACTACACCCGCAAGTTCTGGACAGTAGAGAATCCTAAGACCCCTCCTACGAACTACTACACGAACGGCGAGGCCGGTGTGCAGCCATGGACAGAAGACAAGAGTGCCAAGGGCTATGCATACAACTACACCCAGACAGCGGACGAGACAGGTGAGGCCGTGGACCATTTCTCGAAAGTCCCTGTGCTGGCGTGTGAGCTGATTATCGGTGACAAGCGCTGCATCGAGACGGATATTGACGACTACGGTAACTCGACGTTCCGCTGGGTACCAGTGGATGCATGGGATGATGAAAACAGCCCATACAAAGGCCAGAAATACTTCACGCTGGGCTTCAATCCGAAGCTGGGAGACTGTATCATCGGTGAAGAATACGACCTGCAGAACACCATAGACTACACGATGGGGCTGGACGTGGACGGCACAGCCATCCCGATGAGAGCCGATGACCATCTGAGCGGCAACGTGACTTTCAGGATCGTTGGTCCGGTGAATCTGGTCTGGAACGACGTGGTGAGGCGCCATCCGAGTTTCTGGCGTCACACCAAATGGTTCACCAACAGCCGCTCAATCTTGGCACACGTGGAGAACATCATCATAGAGAGTTTCAGCTGCGGCGTATATAGCGACAACGGCCTTCAAGGCTCTACGGCCAGCGACCTGGTGTTCATGAGCGATACAGACGAGGGTTGGGTGAACAAGATGGATGACGTGACCCTGCGTCTGAGCAGCGGCCTTACGACAGCCGAGAGCAAGGAACTGGGTGCCAGGGAGATGGTCTGCCTGGGAACGGTGCAGGAGAATGTGAACGAGGCTGCCGTAACGAAGGTGTACGACTGTATGAACGGGGAATACGAGAAGGCCGAGAAGCTGCTAGTGGATGCGCTGTACAGAGAATGGCATGAGCCGAGGATCCTGCTGAAGCAGACACTGCGGGACAAAGGCGTGACGGTGAGCCAATGGAACCTATACACACACCCGGCACTTGGGAAGACATTCTACGTGCAGGGACTGAGCCGCAACCTGATGAGCGGTGAGGCTACGCTGGTGATGAAGGAAATGTGGTAGGCGGTCCCTGTGGTTGCGATACAATCGCAACATACAAGAGACGGGACATTTCCATCCAAACGATATTTAAACGATAATTAAACAATAATTAAACGAGATATGGCACTCATCAATGTCAAGACGATAGCGAAGGCTAAGGATAGGAACTCCATGGTGACGAAGGGCGGCGTGGTGTACCAAAGCGTTGACACGGCAGCCTTGGCCGAGGTTGCCAACATAGCGAAGAACCTGGCATCGAACAGCAGCGACTGGACGAAGATAGACCAGAAAGACAAGGCAGTTCTGGCAACGGCGCTGAAATCGCTGGCCGCTGCCATGGAAGAGAGTGACGGCAAATACCTGAGCAAAGTCCATGCAGACACGGCGGCGGAGCTAATCACTTTTCTTAAGGGGTTTGTCTCACAGGGAACTGCGCTGCTCAGGGGCGGTGCTGAGTTTGGTGACTTCACGAAAGACGCGAGCGGTGCTGCGCTCTATATGGATAATGAAGGTCTGTGGCACTGCGAAACTGATTTCATGCACGTCCGCCATAAGTTGACAGCGAAGGAAGTGCAGATTGAAGAGGTGACGCATATCGGCGGACAACAGCTGCTCACTGCGGCACAAATGAACTGCGCCTTTGTCGCTGACAAGGGCGACTATTACCGATGCTTCTTCAACAAGGAAGGTAGCGACGGCAGGAAGGTCACGAACAAGTGGAAGACTGGCGACCAGGCATACGCCTGCACCTTCAACCTTGAAGAACAGGCAGACGGTACTTTGGGGAATCACTATTTCTGGCGTTTGGTGACAGGCACAAGCAATGACGGAGCCGACACCTCGGAATACGAAGTGGCCGGCGAGACCGTGAATGGTGGAGACTATCATTATATAGACCTGTCTAAAAGCGTAGCCAGTTCCGGTTCCGACGAGCCAAAGCCTGGTGACAATATCGTTCAACTTGGCTATCGTGGTACAGATATCGGAGCTTCCGAAAGACAGGCTGCCATCCTTATGGCCGGAGCCGGAAATGCAAGTCCGTACATCCGTGAGTTCACCGGAATTGATTCATTCTCGCTGCCAGAACCTGACATTCAGCTGAAGCCTGGAGATAACATCCTGACGGGTCGGGTTAGAATGACAGCTGGTTCTACGCTCAACGATAATGATTTGGGGCAAACAATCACCCAGTTGGGTGACAAAGCGGATGCTGCTTTGGGAAATGCAGCAATTGCGAAACAAACAGCGGACGCGGCAAGCGATGCTGCAGCCACTGCAAGCCAAAACGCTGAAACTGCCAACGGTAATGCCACCCAAGCACTGAATATCGCCAACAACCTGAGCACCGGCAACGGAAACCTGTTGCGCAACAGCGGATTCACAGGCGACTACCTGCCCGAGAGTGTTGCACCAACTTCTGAGGTGGACCCTGGAACACCGATGTATTCCGACCCGTTCGACCATTGGGGACATGAGAATGCCGAAGTGGTGGTAAGCGCAGAGTCTGTGACGGGCAGTGCAGCCGTGTTAAGCAACGGAAGCCTTCAGCAGACACTTGAAATAGGTGTCGAGGAAGGAAAGCC